ATGGATCAAACTCTGTCTTTGGAGGAGAGAAATGAGCTTATGGATTTGCTGCAACTTACAAGAGCAGCATGGGGAAATTTATCTCTTATGAAAAAGGCCTACAAAACAGTTTCCAAAATTTACCACCCTGATAAAGGTGGTAATCCTGAGAAAATGCAAAGATTAAATGAATTATTTCAAAAGCTGCAAGTTACCTTGCTGGAAATAAGAAGTAATTGTGGATCCTCCTCTTCTCAGGTAGCTTGGTACTTTTGGGATGAGAATTTTAGAACACTAGGTGCTTTTCTAGGAGAAAAATTTAATCAAAGAATTATTGGTGGATATCCTGATTGCATTACCTATAATAAGCCCAGTTGTTGCTGCATTGTATGTTTATTAAAGCAGCAGCACAAAAGTACAAAAATAAATAAAAAAAAGCCTTGCTTAGTATGGGGTGAATGCTTTTGCTACAAGTGCTACTTACTTTGGTTTGGATTTCCTGAGGATTTTACATCTTTTAACTACTGGACCTTATTAATGAGAAATATGGATTTAAGTTTGCTGCGCCTCTGGACTGAGCTTGGATTCTAATGTAAGTATTTTTTTTTAGGGATACTACAGTGATTCTCCATACTTTACTGAAACTCCATTTTCCTACTGTGAAAGAAAAAATGAAGATCCAGAAGGGGGGTCATGGGGTAAATGGTGGAGGGAGTTTGTTAACAAAGAATATGATGATTTATTTTGTTCAGAGACTATATCATCTAGTGATGATGAAAATAATCCTGGACCTTCAGCCCCTCCACCCTCTTCTGCTTCTGCCTCTGAAGACCCTGATCCTGAGGAAGAAGCTGGATCATCCCAGAGTTCATTTACCTGCACGCCCCCCAAAAGAAAGAAGCCTGAACCTAATACTCCAGAGGACTTTCCTATGTGTTTGTATTCTTTTTTAAGTCATGCTATCTATAGTAATAAGACTATGAATTGCTTTTTAATTTATACTACAGTTGAAAAAAGTAAGCAGCTTTACAGAACTGTTGAAAAATCAAAAATTAAAGTAGATTTTAAGGCTATTTTCTTGTATAAAGATGATGGAATTGAAGGAGGCCTGTTATATTTTATTACCTTAGGCAAGCATAGAGTTTCTGCTGTAAAACATTTTTGTGTTGCACAGTGTACTTTTAGTTTCATTCATTGTAAAGCTGTTATTAAACCTTTAGAGCTTTATAGAGCTTTAGGTAAACCCCCTTTTAAGTTGTTGGAAGAAAACAAGCCTGGTGTATCCATGTTTGACTTTCAGGAGGAAAAAGAACAGGCTGTAAATTGGCAGGAGATTTGTAATTATGCGGTTGAAGCAAAAATTACTGATGTATTACTGTTGCTTGGCATCTACCTAGATTTTGCAGTGGAACCTGGCACTTGCTCTAAATGTGAAAAAAAGAGTCATAAATTCCATTATAATTACCACAGTAAGCATCATGCCAATGCTTGCCTTTTCTTGGAGAGTAAATCCCAAAAGAATATCTGCCAACAAGCAGTTGACCAGGTCCTTGCAGCTAAGAGATTAAAGCTTGTAGAGTGTACTAGAATGGAGCTTTTAGAAGATAGATTTATTCAACTTTTTGATGAAATGGAGGACTTTTTGCATGGGGAAATTGAAATTCTAAGATGGATGTCAGGTGTGGCCTGGTACACCATTTTACTTGACAACTCATGGGATGTTTTTCAAAAAATTTTGCAGCTGGTAACCACAAGCCAACCAAAAAAGAGGAACATACTCTTTAAAGGCCCTATAAATAGTGGCAAAACCACCTTAGCTTCTGCTTTCATGCACTTTTTTGATGGTAAAGCTTTGAATATTAACTGCCCAGCAGAAAAATTATCTTTTGAGTTAGGCTGTGCTATTGATCAATTTTGTGTTTTGCTTGATGATGTGAAGGGCCAGATAACTTTAAACAAACATCTTCAACCTGGGCAGGGAGTTAATAATTTGGATAATTTAAGAGATCACTTAGATGGTACTATTAAAGTTAATCTGGAAAAAAAACATGTGAATAAAAGAAGCCAGATATTTCCTCCTGTAATTATGACAATGAATGAGTATTTACTCCCACCCACAGTGGGAGTTAGATTTGCTTTGCACATCCATTTTCATTGTAAGACCTACCTGAAGCAGAGTTTAGAAAAAAGTGACTTAATTGAAAAAAGAATTCTTAACTCTGGTTACACAATCTTGCTGTTACTTTTATGGTACAACCCTGTTGATTCTTTTACTCCAAAAGTCCAGGAATATGTTGTAAAATGGAAAGAGATTTTAGAGAGACATGTATCTATTACTCAGTTTGGAAATATCCAGCAAAACATTCTTGATGGTAAAGATCCCCTGCATGGAATTGTTATTGAAGAACAAGCATAACAATTTGTACTTTTCTTCTTCAGATTTATTCATGGTTTTGTTAATACAATAAAGCTTTACAATGCAACCAGCCTCATTGATCATTTGAGCGAGGGGGGACAGTTTGATTCTGACAAAATTTATCAACATATCTATCAAGATCAGGGTCCCCGGGTAGGCCTTCAGTGCCCTGATAAATTCTGACTTCTTCCACTTGCCCTGAAGTTCCTTCCATGGGTTGTCCCTGAATTTGAGGCATAAGACCAGAGAACAAGCTATTAAGGAGAGAGCTTACAGGATAAGGATTTTTAACAACCCGTTTCCTTAGAGTTACATTAAAATATCTAGGTAGGCCTCTCCAGTTTTGGGATTCTGAATAATTAGTGTGAATTCCAACAATATCAACAGCAGACAAAAACAGCTTGTCCCCTTTACAAAGAGGCCCCACTCCATTTTCATCCAATAGCACCGTGGTTACAGAGTTAGTAAACTGCATAACAGGGGGGGTTGTGGCTCCTCCAGTGAAGCTCCCATAGTATCTTGTATTCTCATTTTTAGAGGGGTCTGGGCTCCAAACTTCTACAGGGTACTTTCCATCTTTGTCTAGCAAAGCTTTAGCATTAGGATCCAAGGCCTGGTTTACTGGTTTCATATTTTTAATAGTTACCATATCAGTAGGATAGGTAGTAGTAGAGCTAGCAACTAGGCCTTGAAGTTCAAGAGGCTCTCCACCCACTGAAAACATGTGGAGAGTGGTACCCTGCACTGGGATAGTTCCTGAGGATGAGCCATAGATATATTTACCCCCCTGATGCAGATTTACTAGAGAACTAATCCCCATGACTTCAGTTTTTACTGACACAGCCTCCCACATTAGAAGTGTGTCACAGGTCATGTCTTCATTTAGCATGGGTAGCTTAATTACAGCCACTGAGTAAGTAGGGAGGGTAGTAGCATTAGGGTTATCACTAGCCTTGCTGGAGGCAACATTTATATCTGCACTGTAGCCATACAATTCATCAGTAGGGTTATTGTTTCCCATTCTTGGATTTAGGTAGGCCTCAATTTGAGTTATAGCATCTGGGCCTGTTCTAACTTCTAGAACTTCTACCCCTCCTTTGACAAGGAGTTTGGGAACGGGAGCGGGTGTTGGACAGGTTTTTTTTACAGGACATGCTCCGCACTCTTGCCTTTTTCTTTGGGGGGCCATATTCTTCTTTTTCCAATTTACTCAGCTCTTTCTCCCAGGTTGGAGTTATATCACCATACAAACCTAGAATTAGAGGAAGCATCCAATCTTGAGATACTCTTTGATTTGCCCCTCCTGGAGCAGCATAATGTTGTACATAGTGTCCAGATCTAGGCTCTGAACCCCCTATCTCCCGCCTCAGCCTAACTTGTTCCTGATATTCAAATTGTTCCCTAGTTGGGGGTAGCTCTCCTCTACTTCTATACTGTTGTCTCAGTTGTATAGGATTTACTGAAGGCAAACCTCTATAATATTCTTCAACACTAGAATAAATATGAATAGGCCCATTAGTTAGGGCCCACCTTGCATTTTCTGCAATTTGAGCAAGCATATGTTGAAATTCATTAGTACCCCTTACAGCCAAAGCTCTAGAAGTATATCCAATTTGCTGAGTAGCTTGCCTCATAATATTTCTCCATATTTCCCTGCCAACAGCATGAAACAGTGATTCTCCCCAGTCTAGAGCAGCATTCAGATAGTAACTAAAAGAAGACAAGCCTGGAAACAGATAGTCCACTTGAGGAAACCAAGGAGTGAGAGCCATACTAACAAGTGGTACTTCTTTGGAATATCCAAAAGTTGTTACTCCTGCAGCAACCACAGCACTGGCACCTGTAACAGTTTGAAAAAAGATTCCTATTCCTATGGCATTGTTCAGGGCAGTTGGTAGAGCACTAAGTAGAGAAAATTCTTCTGCTGACAGTCCAGTCAAAGTTAAGGCCTCTAAGGCTCCTAGGCCTGCTACATCTACAGCTTCTATTTCAATTAACCAAGCTGCTTCAGTAGTAGCAGCAGCTATAGCTTCCCCAGACAATATTGCATCAACAGTAAATCCAGTACTTAAACTTAATTGTTCAGCCAGTTCAAAAATATCCAACAATATAGTTAAAACCCCCCCCATATCTTACCCAAGTTCAAAATTGGCGCGTTTAGTTTAGGCGGGCTTCTTCTCTGTTGACCTTAGATGGCAAAATGATTTCACTTCCCCCTTAGCTACTGGTATCTAGAGGGGTTGCTAAGCGCCACCTAGCAACGGAAACCGCAATGCACTTGTTTGTCACACACCGGAATGTCACCAAAAAGTCCCCAGGCAGTCAAGTGGAGCAGGTAGATACCACAGATACCACAGTTTCCTCTAGAGTTGATTCTGCAAAAATAACCTGTCATTTAGTTCCTCAATTTGCAAAGTTATCTCCCTGTCACTCAAAATCACTATGGCAACACAGGTTTTTTTTTGATAGTATAAGAGGCCAGGGGCCCCTTGCCTCCTTCTCTTGTTGCAACAAAGAGAGAGGCTTTGGAGGCTTTTCCAAAACTCATTAAGGTAAGAAGTTCTCCACCTATTTGAAACTTAATTAACTTGATTCTCAGGTAGTAAGACTTATTTTACTTTTTGCAGAGCC